GAAGCACTACATGGTTACGCCCTTTGGCCGGCGCCGCAACTTCTGGGGTAACCCCAAGGACGACGCCACCATCCGCGCGGCCATCGCCTTCGTCCCCCAAAGCACCGTGGGCGACCTCACCTCCCGTGGCCTACTCGCGCTGCACACCACGCTGCCCGACGTGCAGGTCCTCAACAACATCCACGACGCCGCCTTCGGGCAGATCCCCCTTCACCTGAAGGACACCCTCATCCCCCAGATCATCCAGACCCTCACATATCCCTTGCAGGTCAAGGACATCTGGGGTAACATTCGGGAGATGCTAATCCCTTGGGAGTGCCAGGTTGGCATGAACTGGGGGAAGCGGAAGAAGGACAACCCGGATGGACTCGCCTGACTTTCTTGGTAGCAAATTCCACAGCCAGATGCTAGCTAACCGTGTCCGCGCCTACTGGCGCAAGAAGGACATCGAAGTCAACGTATGGGTTGAGAAGGAAGCCAATGTCCATGTCGTCCGCAGCAATCTCCAGTTCTCGTTTCCGCCTGCCAAACAGGCGTGAGTCCACCGTCGAAGACCTCTACTTCAACGGCGAGCGCTACCACCTCTCATACTCCACCCTCGACGGGAAGGTGTGGGAAGTGTTCATCAGCGGCCCTCGGGCCGGCACCGACCTCTACGCCATCTGCTGCACCGCCGCCACCCTCGTCTCCCTCGCCCTCCAGCACGGCGTGCCCCTCGCCACCATGCGAGAAGCAGCGCTGCGCGACAAGGAAGGCAACCCCGTAGAGATCGTGGGAGCAGTCCTCGATGTCCTCTCCGCATCTGGGGCATAGGCCCAGCTACCTCCCCCGGGACAAGCCCAACCGCATTCAGCGCAAGGGCCTCCTCTACGAGAAGAAGGTGGTGCGCCACCTGGCCCAAGAGGGCAACCTCGACACCTTCATCATCCATGGCCAATGGATCTACTGGGACAAGGCGGTGTGCCAGCCCGACATCATCGTCGTGCCCCCCAAGGGTCCCGTCGTGGTGGTGGAGGTGAAGCTCACCCAGAAGCGCAACGTCGAGAAGAAGCTGCGCGAGGTATACGGGGTGGCCCTGCAGCACATCTTCGCCGGGCGTAGCCTCTCCTACTGCCAGGTCTACAAGAACCTTGACGGCGGCGAGCCCTTCTCGTATGACCCTTGGGACATCCTCACGCTCAAGCCCCATGAATACGGAGAGATCTTGTGGAGATAGCGTCCAAGAACCTCACGATCCCCCTCGAGATGCATGTATCCTTGGGGGGCAGCGCCCTCCACATCAACACCTACGCGGGCCCTGGGGATGTCGACGGCACCCTCACCATCATCGACATGAAGCGCCTGGTGGCCGAGATGGTGGATAGCTGGCTCTACTACGACGATGTGGAGTCCGCCCAGCGTGACCTCGAGGCCCTGCTCAAAGTCGTCGAGGCGCAACTCTCCAAGGTAGCGAAATCCCGCAAGCGCAAGAAATCCCGCTAGTTGCGCACCGGCATGCGCCTCAACGTGATGGGCCGGGCATCCAGGTTGATGATGTCGCCGATGAGGCGCCCCTCCTTGCGCAACTTGAGCACCAGCCCGTCAAACTCCTTGAAGCTTATGTCGCGGCCCAGGAGGGCGCGCACCAGGCGCTTCTGAAGGACGCCCTCGTGACGCAGGATGCCGTTGGCCACCCGCTTGTACTCATCGATGGTAATCCCCGGGGGCATGGGCTTCGTGGTTCCCCGCACCCGAAGGATGTAGTTGCCGCGGAGCTTACCGCTCCAGGATCTGAGCTTTGACATGTTCCAAGAGACCCGTCATCGTGATGGGGTTGATGAGGCCGGCCACCGCCCCGAAGGGCTCGTCGTCGGCGGTTACACCCACGATCACCAGGCCCTCGATCTTCCCCGCGTCCACCAACTCCTTCAACTCCGCGAAGGCCTGGAGGACATGGGGCATTCCCGAGTCACCCTCGGTGGCGGGGCGCATCCCCGTAAACTGATTCTTGGGCGTGAACTTGAAGATGTCAGCCACGCTTGATCTCCTTCAGCATCTTCTTGGCCATCTTGCTCAAATTCTTGGGCTTGCCCTGCGCCATCTTCTTCTTCATGGGCGGCCTCGAAACCTGGGCGGGGATGTTGGCGCGCGTGATCGTCATCGCAGCTTCCTCTTCTTGGTGATGCACCCAAGGGGGATCATCATCTCCCCCCAGTAGCTGGGATCGTTGGTATCATGGAGGTCCATCGTACTGACGATAAGGACGCTGGTATCCGTCACCTTGTGGACCCAGCCCACGGTGCGGATGTGGGGGGCGGCAAGAGAGTCGATCTCCTTCTTCTCCCGCCACTCATGGCCGCCCAGCGTCGCGGCGTCCACCCACTCGATGTAGTAGAGGTCCCCGGGCTTCACAGGAATTCCTGGGGGATCTTGGCGCGCCTGGCACCCTTGGCCCGGCGAAGGCAATCCAGGCAGGTCACCAGCAGGGCTAGCTCCCTCTGCACTTCAGGGTCCGAATCCTCCATCCTCACCCAGACCAAGTCGCCCACCTCCGCGTGGATACGCTCCAGCCTGGCGTGCGTGGCCTTGTCGGCAAGGATCTCCTCGACCCGCTCCTTCGTGTATCCCTCCGCGCGCTGAGGCCCATACATGTAGCAGGAGCCAACGAGCGGGGGCAGGTCCCACGATTGATTAAAGTGTGCCATTGAATTTCCAGGCCTTTCCTTCGGTGACGATGCAGGCCACGTCGCCCTTCACACCCACCAGCGTCCAACTCTTGGTACCGGCATAGAAGGTGTAGGTGATCTCGGGGGCCTGGAAGGTAACCTGCGGCACCTCCCCGAAGTTGTCAAGGAGATAGCGCGCCACCCCCTGTGCGGGTCCGCAGTTGGCCCACGCCGTCCCCGGCAGCAGGGCGAGGAGGAGGGCCAGCTTCTTCACGCCGCCATCTCCATGGCTACGCTCTGCACATCCTTGACGCGCTTGGCCCAGCCCCCGCCGAAGGTATCCCAGATGGGCAACCTCTGGAGGAAGGCCAGCCGATACTCAATCACCCAAGGGATGAGCGCGGAGGGCGTCGCCTTCTGGATGGCACCCAGCGTCATGGGACCCAGCGCCCCATCGGCATTGACCCCCAGCGCCTCCTGCACCGCCACCACTGCCCGCTTGGGACCCGAATTGACGGCGAAGTCGAAGAGGCAAAGGTCCACCCCCTTGGGTAGCTCGTCCCCCTTCACCTTATCCCAGTAGTGCTTGCGGTAGATCTCGTCGCGGTGCGCCGGCGGCATGTTGCGCAGTTCATCCTTGGTGGCCTCGCGGCCCAACCAATTGGAGTAGGTGACAAGGGTTACCCCCTGCATGGTGGCCCCGCCGGGATCCTTGGGGTGGTCGGCCCACCCGCCCTCGTGGCGCAGCACCTCAGCGAGGCACCTATCGAAGTTGTCCTTCATCATTTCTTCTCCGCCAAGAGGGCAGTCTTCTGCTGGCTGCTGTTGCTGCTGCCGAAGTAGTAGGCGATGACCTGCTCCGCTTTTGCCGACACGAAGCCGATGAGGGTTCCCACCGTGGTGGCCATCATGGGATCCCTCATGCCATCCACGTAGCCCAGGAGGACGGCGAAGACCGTGCCCATGAACCCACCCACCACCAGGAAGGCGAGGAGGCGGGGCATGAAGTCCTTGACGCTGGCCTCACGACGCCGAGCGCTATCCCTGTCCCCCGCCGCAATCTTCTCGAGGTCGATGTCCAGCTCCTTCATCCTCACGGCGAAGTCGTTGTCCACCTTCTTCAGGGCCACCAGTTGCTCGGGGGTAGCCCCCGCCACGGCCTTGGCCAGGTCATCCTTGTTGGCATCCACAGGCAGCCCGAGGGCCCCCGCGATAGCGGTGACGGCCATGCCCGCGAGGGGTCCGCCCATGGCGGTGGCCAGCGTAGGGGCAACGGCCCCGATGACCTTCATGAAATCCATGGTCAACCCTTCTTGTTCCAGAGATCGAAGAGTGCCTTGACCTTTTCCTCGATCACCAGCACCCTCTGGTCCAACTTAGCGAGAACGATCACCAACGTGATGAAGCCAATAGCCAAAGGCCACAGCCTCAATACGGCCTCCAGAGCTTCCATCTCTCATTACTTCTTGAAGCCCTTGAGGGTCTGGGCGAGGCGAGCCCGCTGGCCCATCTTGCCCGGAGCCTTCGCCGCCTTGGTCAGCTTGCCGGCGGGGATGGGCTCACCCTCCTTGGCACCCAGCGCCTGACGCAGCGCGCCCGGCTTCTTCACTGCCTTCTGGATCCACTTCTCAGCCATCTTAATCCTTCCTTCTCCCCGAGGGGCTAATGGGCCAACTCTTGCGCTGGGGCCCGGTCTTCTTGGCGGCCATCGTAGCCTTCTGGGCGGGGGTCATCTTTGCGGCAGCAGCGGCGGGCCGGCAGGCAGGGTAACCGCGCTTGCCCTTCTCGGCACCGCTGCGGCCACACTCCTTGCCCGTCTTCACGTCAACCCACTTCTCCCCGAACCACTTGCCCAGGCCGCCCTTCACTTCTTCTTCACGCGGTTGTCCGCGCCTCCCCACGTCCCGCCCTTCTTCTTGTACTCCTTGGCAGCCCACGCATTTGCGTAGGCGCTGTTTCCCGTCACGCACACGACTTTGTCTTGGAGCATTACCCAAGTTCCATGTTCAGTTTCGGGGCACCATACAGGTTGAGTAAGAGCGGGCCGCACGTGCAAATTCTGGGTATTGTGTGTTCGCTTCCCACGAATTAAAGTGGCACCTTTGATGTCTTCTGTCTTTTGGTACATGGACACATAGTATCCGTTGCAGAAAGCTGCCAGTACTGCTGCGTAATAATGGTTGAGATTCTTCTGCGTAAACCCAAAAGTTCTTCCATCCCGAATAGCTGATTCTCCTTGGTCACAACCATCATAGATTATTGCGGAGGCCAAGAATACTTCACGTTGGTCGGGAGTCATTTCAAGGACCGCAGATACCCAATCTTGATGCTTGTGCCAAGACTTCCCTTCAAATCCAGATCCAGCCAATGGGCGTCCACACCAAACCAAATCCATGTGTGTGTTGAGGTTTTCGGTGAGAATGAGTTGCCTATCTAGAAAGCGAATACCCGGTGTCCCCTTGGGTCCAGGTTTACCTCCAGTACTAAGCTCTCGCTCAACCACCCAAGAATGTCCTGGGGTACACACTAAACTAAACCCAGTCTTCTTGTACATTTCTACCGTTGGAGCTTCGTCGAAAGTGTGGACTTGGACAAGCTTGCTCCATACGAGGTGATCAGTACCAATGTCATACGCCAAAACAAATTTGCGGATACCCTGAGCCAAACTGTCCTGAAGTTCTTCACAGGTAGCAAGCCCTTCTGGAGTCACCGCCAAGGAATTTAGAGGTACGCACGGGTATACATCAAACTTCTGCTTGGCCGCCGCCTTCGTGGCAGCCCACAGCTTGGGGTTCTTGGGGGTTGACTTGGCCATCAGCACCGCCACGCGCGCAGGGATTTATTGACTCGGGAGTTGGGGTCGTTAGCCGTTTCCTTGCTGGTGAGCTTCTTCTTTAACCCTTTCATGCGGGCACAGAAGCTATCCCGGCGGGGACCACCCTCGGGCTGCGGGGCCTTCAGGCCGGGCTTGCCGGGGTTGGCCCTGTTGTAGGAGGCGCGCCCCTTGGCGTTGAGGCCGCCCGCTTCGGACTTCCCCTCCTTGCGCTGCCACGCGGGTGTCTTAGCCATAGGTATGCTCCAGCTTCCGGGTGCTGATGAACTCCCAACCGTCATGCGGGAACCCCCCGGCCACACCCTTAAGTAGTGTGACCCCGGAAGTCCACATGGCCTGGGCGGGACCAGCATAGCCTTCTTTCTGGTTGGGGTCAAGATAGCAGCCGGCCACCAAGGAGAAGAGCTTCTCCCTGCCCTTTCGGATGGCCACGTCCCAGATGTGGGTATGGCCCATGACGCATGAGCGGTACTGTTTCTTGAGGAGGGTGGCCGCCGGGTACTCCCCGCTCACCGATTTGCCCATCACCCCCGTGACGAAGTAGTGGGAGGCGGCGAGG